GCGGGATGCGCGGCACATAGGCATAACACCGGATGGTGCGCCCGGACCGGACAGCGCCGCCCATGAAAGTTTTGACCGGAGGCGGGCTCATATAAACCCGCAGCGCCTCCAGATAAGACCGCGCGTTTTTAGCCATCTGTATTGCCGATAAAATACTGTCTATCTCTTTCGCCGTGATACCGCGATCATAGACCTTAACATCGGCGCGGAAGTGGTACGGATCGCCGCCATATTCAAACCACTCTGAAATTTCAACGCCAAGGCCAAGGGCCGCAAGAGCCCGCTTGAGAGCGCCCGCTGTGCCCTTGTGCCGATGAATAAATACGGATGATGCAATAACATTCCGCTTCGTCTCAACCGGCCATTGTGCATCCCAACCGTCCACAGACAAAGCCCAAGCCAGAAACGGTAATATCGGCTCCGGACAGCTAGACGGACTCCACAGCCTATCCACATGAACAGGCGTTTGTAAGCCCTCCCGAATAGTCACTTCAAGAGCTTGCTCCATCTGCGTGGAATTATGTGGCAGCAAGGTTTGCATTTACGGACCCTCCCCAACATCAACATTGATTTGGGTACAGACCGGAACGTGGCGCGGGCTGGCTTCAATATCGGCCGCTGGCTGAGAAATATGAACCTTAATTACACCACCGACATGAAGTGCAGCGGTAATGCCCGATAAAGCCACGACTCCGCCAAGTACCGTATTATCACTAATATATTTTTGGACAGCTTCTATCGCCGCCTCTCTAACCAGCTGCGCAGAAGGTCCTGCACTCAAAGTCAGTACAGCAGAGATTTCATATGTTATAATGCCCGGCGCCTTAATCGTAACATTATCCGTTAACGGCCTGACATCATCTCCTAGAGCCGTCATGACTTTTTCGGCCACTATATCAGGCAGCTCACCCGTTTCAGATCCTAACACATAGACATGTACATCACCGGGATTCGGATCCTGCGCTCCGGTGCGCGCTGGATCATATGTCTCGACATAAACATCCCGAACGGCCGCATCAGCCCGGCGGGCATGATATATATAACCTGGCGCCGGCCCGGCTGTCGAAAACCCTTCAGGAGCCAGCTGGATACGGCGGCGATATTCATAATCTTCCTCACCATCCCGGCGATCTAATGGTATAAGGGCGCCCAAATTATCAAGATCAGGCCCCGCTGCAAAGGCCAGGGTTACAGCCCGCGCCGCTTGATTTACACGGGCGTGAAGCAATGTTTTTTCATAAGCAGCAATTTCAAGCAGCTTACGAACCGGGTCACTCTCCAGTTGAATATTAACTGCGATATCCGGAACCATGGCACTATAACGCGAAACCATATCTTCCAGAACAACATCGTAGTCCACATCATCAACGATTGAGAGGGGCGGTAATTTGGAGAGATCAATAGCTGTAAACGCCGTCATAACGACACCTGATCGATCTCAACGCCATTTCCCAGCCTATCGCGTCCCTTCAGGGCAATATTCAACCGGCCGGGGCCAGCAAAGGTTACAAAAACACGCTGGACAATAAAGCGCGGCTCCCATGCTCGCAGCGCATCAATTGTAGCTGCAAATATATCAACTTTGAGAGCTGGAGTTATCGGCTGATCCAAAAGGTCAAACAGGCGCGATCCATAGTCCCGGCGCATCACGCGCGAACCGATCGGCGTGGTGAGGATATCCTCGATGCTCTGGCGCAAGTGATTTTTATCACTTATAGGCTGACCAATATGCCGGGACATTCCAGGCACAGCTTAAGACTTGACCTTGGTCTTGTTTTCGGCACCCGGCTCGGGCCTTGAAGGCCGCGCGCGCTTAACACGGCCCGCATAACTTTTAGCCTGCTTATCTGTAAGACTAACCGTATCACCCTTACGGCGCATTGCGCCGTCGATAGTCACAGGCCCTTCAGATATGACAGTATATTTTTTAAGTTGAGAAGACATTGTCTGACCCTTTCGTGATTTTTTTAAGTGTTGTGTTGATATCATCACCCTTTCGAGCAACCGGCTCTCCGCCGGTACCGCCAAGATGAACCTCACCGTCAAGAGTGATAGTATTTGCTGTAACCGTGACTGAATTATCGGCCCGCACATCAACATCCGTAGCCGTGATCGTCACACTATCGTGCGAGGCCGTGATACGGGTATCACCCACAAGAAAAGTGAGCTCTCCATTGTCTGGCAATTGGATTGTCCGGCTATGGGCGCCGCGGTCATATGTATCATGAGCGCCATCTTTATGGGCCCGCGTGATTATATCTGAGCTGGCGGATGGCGCCGGATGGTCCACACAATAAAGCGCGCCGTGCAAAATACAGCTATTCGCTAGATCGCCCGACATAGCCAGTACCATCACCCGCTCGCCTGGCTCCGGTGCATCCCAGGATATTTCTTGATCCCGTGCCCGCTCCGCCATAAACGGCAACCAGCCTGTGGTCTGCTCGCCAACATCGACACGCGCGCGTGCGCGCTCATAGTCACACTCAACCACTGTTCCTACCCGGATCATATTATCGATGCGCCGGTTAATCTCGGCAATTTCATAAGCACAATCCATCACCCGCCCTCCTCAGCCCTTGGAAGGATCTGCGTGTAATCATCAACATGATCCAGACCGACCTCCGGCACGACACCCAGATAAAGAGCCTCAGGCAAAACGCCGTCCACATTTTCTATCTCTTCAACAACCGGGATATCCCAGGTGATAACCCAAACGGAATTGCCATGCCGGCTATCATCAACCTTTGTAAAATCTTTCGCGGTAATATTGTGCGCTTTGCCTACACCATGACCTAGCAACATCTTGGGCAAAGCTTGCACAATCGCCGCAGTCATAAAAATTGCAGAAGCGCCGACAGGCATTTTCTTACCATCAACAACCACACGGTCTGCGGTTAGCAGAACAACCATTCGAACATTGACTCTAACACTTTGGCCCGAAATCACCGGGTCTGAAAGAGTTGGCATAGCCACATGGACAGCCGGCGCATATTTTCTAAACCGGGCGATATCGTCACGCGTAAATTCGCCGGGATGCACCTTGCATTCACGCAGCTGAGGCATAATAGCCTTAATTGCATCGGCAGTATTCTGGGGTAGATGCACAAGCGTACTCATTGGATATAATCCAAATACGCCAACACCGCATCCTCAACGTCAATCTTGTCCGCAGCGGATGATCCTATATAGGGTCTCGCAGGTATTTTTACCGATCGATTACGGCCCGCTTTTCCGCCTGCCTGATGAATAGCCGCAATTGGCGAATTTGTGCCAACTTGTGCAAAATCCTGCCCGCTATCCGTCGTAATCGTATCGCGCAGATGCGTTCCTGTCTCAAGCAAGGTTTTCGCATTGCCTTGGGCTTGTTGTACGCGCTGCGACTGAACCCACGGCGTTCCATCCGGCGCTATATTCGTCTCGAAACGCTCAAGCGTGCTGCTTTCATAAATGCCGGCGATATCTTCCATCAAATCGGCGTCAAGCGAGGCCGTCCCAAGCTTTTTCAGATAAGCTTCAGCCGCCACATCCGACAGAGAGATATCGTAAATCAATCCCCCCATCTAAAATCCGCCCATGTCAAGGGTGCTTTGAAAGGGCTTCACAGCCGCTTCACTAATATTATCACCGCCCGTTTGCACATCTAAACCCGCTGCAATCAGATCGGCATCATCGAGCGTGATATCACCTTTGGCGATTTGTTTAAGCGCTGCGCGCGCGCGATCCGCCCGCTTGCCAAGATCATCCGTTGGATCCAGATCAATATGGTAATGAGCTATATCTATGGCAATCCGCTTTAAAAAACGCGGAACCTCACTTAACGGCAGCACATAACGCTTTGATACCGACGCATCGATTTCAGCAGACGCATCCAGCAAAGCCCCTGCCACAACATCCGCATCAATGACGAGATCATCATCATGGTCGGCAATCCGCAAAAGACGGTCTTCACCAATTGCAAGCGTTAAATCTTCAAGATTGGCATACATCACGGGCGCTCATTTAGTCTTCAGGGGTAGGATCAACGAGCAATCTATGGCGGGTATCACCGGCCACACTGGCCGTTACCCGAACCCAGTTACTATCCTCAAAATCCTGCCCGCGCTCATCTGTCGTGTGGAAACCCACACTAACAAATTGGCGCGCTACAACTAGTTTCGCCGCTAGTCTTTCGGCTACGCGGCGGGACCACTCAGGCCATTGCGAGGCGTCATCAACATTACCTTGTGGGTGTGAGATAATTTCAGATATAGAGTCGCCAAAGGCCTCCCCTATTCTATCGAGCGCAAAAATTACTTTCACTACAGCATCTTTATTATCTGTAATTACAGGAAGCGGCATTGACGGTGGAGCTTTCTTAGCGCCGCCAGCAGATGGCTTACGGCCACCAGCCTTGGCACCTTTGACAGCCTTGGCACCAGTCTCCGGTTTTTTACCAGCCAAACCAGCGTCTTTTTTTGGATCACTCATAAACAACTCCTTAAAAAGGAACGAGGACACGCAGCCCTCGTTTTGATGGGGGGGACCCTAGGCTGGGGCAAATATGTTTTTAATCAAAAGCCCTGCGCCCTTGGCCGCAACAATCTCTTTTGTGGACTGCCCGGCATAAACTCTGGTTGCGCCGCGAATGCCGGATTCAAACGGATCAATATTTTTAGATCCCGCAACCCAGCCGCCATACCGGGCTGTGAATCCCCATGTCAGACCATTGTCGATATCAAAAACTGGCTCCTGATAATGGAAGGCGACATCACCGTTCCAAATCCGGCGATAATCAGCCGCAGTACCGGGCTCCGCAATATTGACGCGCTGCTTACCGATAAGAATATCGTCAAGCTCAAGCATATCGGCCAACCACATTTTAGAAACCGCGCCGCTGCCCCCGTCATTGCCATGATAGGCCTTAACAAGGCTTGGCAGTGTGCGCATCTGCGTCCAGTCTGACTGACCCAAAGTCATGAGATTTGGCCGCACTAGAGGCTCCNGTCATGAGATTTGGCCGCACTAGAGGCTCGTCCAAAACCTCTAACAAAATTTTGACGGCATCCGCTGTGCCCGCTAATAAATCCAGATCGCCCCCGGTGATATTGTGCTCGTAATTACCCGGATCAGTAGCCGCGCTGGCTACGCGATATTCGCGTTTGCGAATAACAGCATCCGTGACCTTTTCTGTTGCCCGGTTTACAGGATTAGGCAGGCTATCCTTGACCGCCTGATCAACATCATCTTTCGGGATTGTAGAAGAAAGTCCGCGATCAACAACCGACCCATCTCTCTTTTCAGAGCCGAATTCCAGCTCATTAGCGCGGCCTTTACGGCCCATCAAATCATCCGGCAGATCGTAATTAGCATCTTTGCCAAAATCATTATATTGAAAGCTTCTCTTCGCAACCGGCACATAAGGCATAAGCCGATCGGCAATGCCATCAGCCTGATTGGCATAGGCGATAGAGACGGCAACCTGGTCGGGATTGGTTTGATAGGGACTGGATGACATTATATAATTTCCTCTTAAATGAATTTGGAGGCGGGAGCAGGATTTGAACCTACGGCCTTCAGCTTATGAGGCTGATGCGCTACCTGACTGCGCTATCCCGCAATTAAACCTAAACTGGGCCAGTAAAAATAAACGGCGCAATACGGACTGACCCAACGGTGCCTTCGCCCCCGCCGCGCACTGCATAGCCAACACAATAAACCGCCTGCCCCGACCCCGGCTCCGCTCTAACACCCCGGCCTTGTGCATCTGACGTCACGGGATCGCCATGCGATACAGCGCCGCCATACATAAGCGGGGTAATTTGGGTGAGAACGACATCAACAGGATGACCATCCGTGACCGGCGCGGCCGGATCTGATATTCCAAAAGGAAGCCGCACCAAATCAGCGCCCGCCTGCTCGCCGAGCTCATCACCCGTCTGGACGACAATCCGCGCCTCGCGAATATCGCCTGACGCTAAAAGCGTTTTTACAAATTCTATATTTCGCATGAAAAAATCCTTTTAATTAAACGGCGTTACTCGCCGGAAGCCTGAACGTGCTTGATCGCATCGGTTACAGATATTGTGACGCCAGCTGCCGCTTGCGCCGATTGAAATTCAACCGCCTTGCGGGCCAATACATTGGGATCTGATGTTGCGCCTGGCTGCGCATTAGGTGTGTCGCCCGTCGCCTCCGATGAAAATTCAACAAGAGGCTTTGCAGCCGTAAGCATATCCCTGAAATAACCCCGCGGCGTTTTTTTGATCACGGCCCCGTCATCACCGGCGGCAAATTCAATATCCGCCTCTGAGTCACTACACAGAGAGCCATCAGACATAACGCCGTCAAATATAGGTGTGACAACTTGAGCGGGGACGCCATCAAAAGGATGACCATCCGTTACCACCTCGACCAGATCCGGCGGAGTGAAGGGAGCGCCCATCATATGTCCACCCACTTTAGCGCTGGGCTCACTCATCGCCAGAGCAGGAGCGCAGAGCAGAGTAAAAGCGAGGCCCGTAATTAAAATTGCAGTACATAATATAAATTTCATGAGAATAGTCCTTTTGATCTATTAGTTAAGGTTTATGTGGTTAAGCTTTGAACGTGCTTGATCGCATCCGTTACAGATATTGTGACGCCAGCTGCCGCTTGCGCCGATTGAAATTCAACCGCCTTGCGGGCCAATACATTGGGATCTGATGTTGCGCCTGGCTGCGCATTAGGTGTGTCGCCCGTCGCCTCCGATGAAAATTCAACAAGAGGCTTTGCAGCCGTAAGCATGTCCTTGAAATAATCCCGTGGCGTTTTTTTGACCACAGCACCATCATCACCGGCGGCAAATTCTATGACTGACTCTGAATCACCCCCCAGAGAACCCATAAACTCAATTAACCCCGCAACGGCGCCCGGAGCCACCTTACCGGCAGCCGATAAACTCTTGACAAAATCCTGATCGTCTATCAGGCGCGCCGCAGCGGTCTTTGCGGCAAACTCAAGCTTGTCTTTTTCAAGCTGTGCCTGCTGAGCCTCTACCTTGGCCTGCTGGGCAGCAAAATCAATATCGCTGCCTGTCTTATTGTGAGACATAATATGTTCCTTTTTTGGATGGATATTTGCGGAATATGAAGCGTCCGCCGGCACTGAAAACTCTGGAGAGCCGCCGCCTAAAATTTGGCGAAAGCCATTAAGAAGAGAGGAAACCCAAGCCGGGCCTTCTGGAATACTACCGGCCGATTCGAATGCGGGCCCAGCCGTTTCAAATGTAATATCCGTCTCATTGGCCGCAAAGCTGACAGTCTTAAGCCCAGAAATCGCCGGAGCCTTTGCCCCTAGAAAACCAATGTGGCGCGGATAATACCGCCCCGGCGTCGGATTATAAGGATCGTCCTTACCAATAAATGCAATAGACCGCGTTTTAAACCGACCCGATTTAACGGCCTCGGAAAACTCCGGATTGACCTGTTTGGGATGTACCATAAGAACACCATCAACGACAGTGAATTTCTCAGCCCACCCATAAGCCGGGTCGTCTGTTGCCGGATGACCAACAACCAGCGGCGCACCTCTGACATTTTCATCAAAGCCGGCCACTATATCGTCTAGGTCCTGCTGGTTAAATGTAATTTTTTCGCCATTAGCGGCCTTGTGGGTTCCCACTTTAAAAACTTCAAAGGGCTTCATGATAAATTAATCCGTTTCAAATCACTTGCATCCTGGGGCAAAGCTCCGTTATGTATGGATTACGGAAAAAGGCAGATTCCACACACTCTGACCTAGGTCAGAGTCACAACCCTATTTATTTTATGATCTAAACACATTTCGGCTCTTTCGTTGGAGCTGATGGTTAGTTCAAACACCTGCCCGGATTACGCCTTGCGCATAATCCGGGCCTTTTTACAGCCGTGATCAGCTTTCGAAGGTTTTTCGAAGGCCTTCGAAGGGGGTTGGAGCCAAAATCAAAGTTTTTCTAACCCATCATAGCGCGCAGCCTATTAGCGGCTCTGTGCGGGCGTTTATGGCGCTATTGCTTTTTTAACAAAATTCCGGTATAAAGTGGGAAAGGTCGCTTATTCTGGTGCTGCATATCGGGTAACTGATATGGCCAGCCTCCCAAGGAATTGGCGGCCTTTTATTTTCGCCGATAAATACGCGTTCCAATTCTGACATTATTGGCAATGTTTTGGCCCCGCTGATCCGATGGAAAAGCTGTAACGCCTCGCCAGCTATCTGCGCCCTCTTCTGCAATAACAATAAGGGGCTGGCTTTGACCCTCAACAACAAACCGAGCCAGATAGCGTCTTACTGTGCGGGTCACACCGTCCCGGCCGACTTCAACACTATACCAGATTTCATCGGGATCTCGCATCGCTTCTGCCATAGCCGGAATTAAAGACCTGCGGCCGCGCTTGTCATCTTTGAAATTGCCCCGACTGTCTTTAAAAAAATCATCAGTTACAAGTATGGGAACCTGGACTTTGTCAAAAAATAAGGGCCCGCCACCGAGACGCTCGATAAAGGCCTCAACCGCATCTTCACGGGGCGCGTCATCCGGTAAGATCAATGACGGATCGATAGGCCGCGCGGGCGGTAATGGCTCGTCAAGCTGATCGGACCGTCTCACAATCAACGAAGCCACCCCGCGGCCTAAACCAATTTGACCGCCATTCGCTACAGGAGATAGCGGGCGCAAGCGAGCTTCGCCCACATTGTAATCAAAGCCCGGCGAAATGCCGATCGGCACATTGCGAGTTTCACCGGTGCGCGGGTTTGTGTAGGGTTGTGTTCTGTTCCAGCGCGCCGCCGCAAGCTGTGACTCGCTCGACGGCTTTAAACCTCTACGGTCCAGCCATTTCTTACTGACTTGTCGAACAATACAGCGGCAACCCCAGCCATTAGGCGGGTAA